CTAAAATTTTGCCATGAGCCAACACTGTCATAGCGCGACCTTCCTTCCATCGATATTCCAACTTCATCCCACAACGTCCCCAAATTGCAATGCTGCCTGACGGTAGTAGGACCAGGACCCGTCGCGCCGTCTCCAAAAATAGTTAGGCCGGACAAGTCTGTATTCGTAAAATTGCGCACTAATCCTAGCAGTGAAAGTACTCCATTGTTGACTTGAGTGTTCGTCAACGTTCCCGCGTTCCACTGTCCGCTCGTGGCCGCGCTTAATGTCACATCCGACTTCGTAGCGACATAGGAGGGATTGAGAAACGCTTGCATGCTAGAAAGCATCGGTTGCGACTCTGGAGATGCGCCTTTCAACTGCTGAAACGTTTGTCTGAATTGGATTGACAATCCCCCAACTGACAATCCTGCTAGCAGACTAGGCAATGCTGCATTATTCTTACAGGTGATATAGCTATTCCCGCCATCAAGACTGTATTCAATCATTATATTCGTATTTGTTGGTTGAGTTGCTATTAATGATAAAAATGAATTCTTGATAATATTTGCATTTCCAATTTGATATGATGGGCTAACCCTATTCGTTGCTTGTGTGATGCAATCGTATGTGTTGACTAATGTACAGCTTACGTTACTATAGCCACTATTCTGCATTTGTTTGGGAGGATTAACACCAAATGTGCCATTAAAAAATGTATTAATAATAGTATTGCTGCTATTTACTTCATAGATATTCTTAAAATACGCTGTATATGTTCCTTGGCTATTTCCTTCCAGGACGACGGTTAGAAATGCGATTGTCTTTCCGGCAAAATTATCTAGAAGAAACGAGCGATGGTACCATGTCCCTTTTGCAAATCCCCCTATATCATGGAGTGGATGTGGTGGGATATTTTGAGCATCATAATATCTATAATCCTGTGATGCATCTCTGAGAGTTGATCCATCTGTGAATACAATATCAACGCCCACACACCCGTTAGGGCTTGCAGGATCTACCCACACGTCATACACAAGATAGCGACCTGAGACAATCGCAATACCACCGCCCTGGAAGATTTGCACATAGGTATAGGCGTTTCCGTCTTGAGTGAGGGACTCTGTACCTTGCAGCTTAATTGAAGAGGTAGGCGTCGGGATGAGACTGTTTCCTGAAACTTGGCAGTTATTGAGTGTGCCTAAGCTGAAAACAGAAGAGGTATTTTCGACTATGGTAACTGGAGATCCGGCTAAAGCAAGCTCGAGATCCCCTCCCAAGTTTGGAGTAGCCATCGTACCGGATAGCGTTCCTTGCCCAAAGTCTGATTGAGAATTGTCCTCTCGAATGGCATAGTTGGCAGTGATCCCGTCTGCTGCTAGCACATCATTGGTCATTCCTGCAAAAATCACACCTGCATATTGACCATTGTAAATCCTGTTTGTACTTCTCTCGTCTGCTACTTGATGCAAGTCATTGCAGTCAATATCATGAAACCGCTCATTGCTCGTTCCCACTTTATATTTGATAGATGTATGTACCGTCCCTGTGAATTGTATACTACTTATAGTATCAGTAAGAGTTATAACTTGACCTTTGACAAAATTAAACGCATTCGTTGGATCTAATACTGTAAAAGTAAGCTTTGTTCTTTGCTCGATTTGGGGATTGAAGTCAAACGAACCTTCTTTGATATCGTACGTGGTAGAAGCTATTTGAATTGTAAAAGTGAGAGGTGTACTCATTTCTTCAAACCATGACCTCTCAACTCTTTCTGAACGCGTTTCATCGTGCTATTTGTGATGTCTTTCCCGTCAAGCGTGATTTGAATGTAGGTATCGCCTTGTTGTCCACCTTGCAAGGTGGTAGATGAGGCGGACGCCACTCCCTTCAGACCGACACTGATAGGCTTGGTCAGATTGCCTAGAGCAGAATTGATAAGCGGAGTCCCGTTTATCATGCCCTTGGATATCTGGTTAGATATTTCTGTCCCAGTCTGCTCTAAATCCATCAGAGGACCAACTTTAGCCGGACTGTGAGGCAAGAAATTCGCAATAGCTTGCGTCACGCTCGTGATAGCACCTGTTACAGCGCCTATTGCGCTTTTTATACCATTAGCTATATTATTAACAATATTTGCGCCAAATTGAAAAAGACTTGTCAACCAACCATTTAACATACTCATGACTGAACTAATCATAGATTGAATGGCCGCTCCAACACGTCCTGGAAGCTGCAAAAACCAATTGATAATCCCATTGACCATATCAGGAATAATTGAATGACCGACAAGCGTATCGTACAAATGTTGGAAGAATTGAACAATACCAACAATAAACCCGCCAACAAACCCTACCAAGAACCCTCCAACGGTTACAAATATGCCTTTTATAATATCCCACGCACCAACGAATATATTAATGATACCTCTCCATATGAGTCCTAAATCAGCTCCAAGTTGGCTAAAATTGCCTGTAAACAAATCTTTGAAAAAGAAAATTATTCCTGCTAAAACCTGAAATACACCATTAAACAGATCAACAAAACCAGTGATGATATTCACAATCCCAGTTACGGCAAACCCTATACCAACTGCTAAACCTTCAATTGCTGCAATAACAACACCTATTGCAACAACAATAGTGCCAAGTAGAACAACACCTAAAAACTGAAACATTGGAATTGCATTATTTAAAGCGCCTTGCAACTCAACCCATGCAGGCATGAAGGCTTCCATAATCACGCCCCACAACATCTTAAATGTCTGGCCTACTGCATTTACTACCTCTCGTACAGGTGCGAATCGTTGATACAAGAGAAAAAGTCCGACTCCCAGACCAGCGATAGCCGCTACAATCAAAATCACGGGCCATGCAACGGACAGGAACGCTATAGCAGTTTCCGCTGCAGCCGCCGCGCCCATAGCGAACGCTACAACAAGAGCCCCGAGGATAGCGCCGGCCAGGATTGCTACTCCAACTTCAAGGGCCATGGCCGCCGCCTGATTATGTTGGAAATAGGTCACAAGCTGAGTTACCCACCCCACAAGCGTTGATATCCCATTGATGAGCCCAAGTAGAGCAGTCGTTAAAGCACCTGCTACTGTTGTCGCAAATTGTTGAAAAGCAGGAGAGTTGAACGCATCAAGCGCCTTGCCAAGAACAGGTAAAAGCTTCTGACCAATACTAATGCCCAAGACCTCGAGGGTAGCCTTAGCTTGATCCATTTTGAAATTGAAATTTTGTTGAACATCGGACCATCCGGCTATTGAGTCACCACCTTGCTTCACAGCAGAATTAATATTATTCACATCTTGTCTAAATACATCCATTGATGTCCCTGTTGTCTCCATAATTGCCTGCATACTTCTACTACCACCTGAAATATTTTTCAATGCTTCATTATAGGCTGTTGATCCTTCTGGAAATTTATCTTTCAATTTTGTGATAATTAAATCAAGAGCATCGGGGAGAGATTTTCTCATCTCATCAGTGACTTGTTGGGTAGACAAACCAATAGAGGCAAGTGCTTTAGATCCTGCTGTAGAAGGCGCTTCTAGTGTTTTAATCATCATAGCAAGATGTGTAGCTGCACTAGATGCATCATCTCCTTTTTGTGTCATTGCATCTAGTCCTGCTACCACATCAGTCAATGAAATACCAAATGTTTTAGCAGTAGGCATCACATTAGAAACAGCAGTTGATAAATCTTGAAATGACATTTCACCATTGCCGACACCAGCAATTAAGGTATTCATAGCTTGAGCTGCTGTAAGACCAGTACCAGCATAATTATTAAGTGTGAACATCAGGGCTTTTGCCACGTCGTCAAGATTGGCATTTTCAGCTTTCGCGCCCATGGCCGCTATTTTCAAATCATTGAGTCCTGCCGCGCCGTGCGCACCACCACTTTCTATCCAGTACATCGCATCCCCAAGTGTTTGGGCTGATGTGCCAACCTGAGAAGCCATATCCAAGACACCCTGACTTACCATGCCGATAGCATTTTTACTTTCACCCGCCGTTGTCGTGAGCTTTGTCATTGACTGCTGAAAGTCCCCTGCCATCTTCGTTGACGCCACGCCCACACCAATAAGAGCTGCCGTTGCTATCTCTGCTCCTGCCGTTGCCATATTGCGCAATGAAGCCGCGCCTTCCTCAGCAGCGTTTTTGACATTTGCAACACTGCTGACGAGCTTGCTTGTATCTGCAATGTATTCAACAACTAATTGGGCAAGTAGCAACTAATTCACCTGTTCCGCTTTATCAGCTTCAATTGCTGCAATCAACGCCTCTGTGATATCCTCATCATCATCGTCCTGATTATTTTGACCATCTTTTATCTTTTTGTTCTGTTTCTCCATTTCTTCGTCTTCTATCGAAAAAATAGCAGCCCAATCTGTTATCTCTGAGCTGCCTATCCTTTTCAACATTTCTTCTACTGTCATCCCGCCTATTTCTCGTGTTATTCGATGGTAAAGCTTTCGCTCTCCACTACGTTCTCCTCGAAAGTAGGTTTTTTTTCCTCAATATCTTCCTCACGAAGTCCTGACATCTTGGCAACAGGCTTATTGAGAAGCTCCTGAATGCCTCCTGACTTCTGATTGAGTAGCCCAATATCTCGCATGGTAAAAATGAGCTGACCAGCTTTCGGGTGTTTGGGCTTCCCGTTTGCGCCTGGATACTCATGAAAATGCGGATGATCAGACTCAGGAAGGCACGATGGATCAGGATAGCGAACTGAAAGGATAAGCATCATAGGGTATAATCTTCCAATATTTACTTTTGCCTTTTTGCCTTCCATTTCTGTACATTTATCAAGCAAATTAGCTCTTTCTTCTCCTGTCAATTCACGAAGCACTACCCATCTGTTCCATTTTTCAACCCAAAATGCCTGTTGCTCTAGGGGAGTTTCAAAGGCTATTCGCCTATAATCTTCAAAATCTTCTGACATCTCGATGAACTTTCTAAGAATGACTGCAATAAGAGCAGTTAAAATAACAACAACAAATATATTCATTAGCTCGTTGTGAGGACCATTTGACCGTCAATTACAAAGTCCAAGTCCTCCATTTCCAAATCTTTGATAGGCGCTTTCATGCTATCCTTGGTCAGCTTGCCGTATGACTCCATCCGTGGGAATCCGGTTGTTGCATCCATGACCAATGAAAGAATAAGCGTATCATCCGTTGATATTGGGAAAAGAAGGACATACGTGTTATCAACCAAGAAACGGTTTATTTTGATGGTCCCACCTGCAAGTCCTGGCTGAAACGTTTCCCATCGCGTCGGGACGTTGTTTGTGGTCATGCAAGTAGTCGGGTGAGTCTTTCGAGAAATGTCAGGAGCCCATTCGAGAATGTTCCCAATTGCTGTAAAGGGCAAGTATGCGCCTGTCACACGACAACCTACCGATGCTCCCAAGAATGCATTGTTGAAAATGATCTTCCCACCGACGTACTGGATTGCGTAGGTTGTAGAGGTCATCGTTGTCCAGCCTTGCCCAAGCTGTGACTCAACAATGTTGACGCTAGGGCCAGAACCACCTGTCAGGCTGTTTGTCTGCAGAGTGATAAGTGCTTGACTTGCGAATCCAAGCGTCCCTGTAAACTCAACTACCCATGGACCTCCAACGGGACCCGTGACTAGCGCATTGTTAGCGCCAATACTTGTAAGCGCTTGTAGAGCTGTTTGGACAGTCGCCGCGCTCGCGTTGTAGGCAATGGTAGATGTGTTTTGACCACCAAATCGAAGGACAAACGTCCCTCCAGTCGGCCCGCCGGTTACCGTAAGCGTCTGAACCTCATCGTACTCAGCTTGGATTGTCCAGGCCGCCGTACGGTCCCAGTAGCGCGAAGTAGAGGCGCTTCCAATCGCAAACGTCTTGTGATCGCCACTATCGGTCAAGACTTGATTGGTCAGTGTGACATTGGGCGTTGATGTCAGGAGCAGTTGCGCTCGATTACCATGCGTGCTCGTCATTTTAAGCTCCGATCATGTATAGGTAACCGCGCCCGTCACCACCAAATCCCATGAAACTGTTTCCATATCCTTGATAGATGCTTTACCGCTAAATTTCTCAACAAACGCATTGAAAGCAAAATTATGCGATGCTGAAAGATTTAATGTTAAAGCTAAAGCCACATCAGTTGTGAGGCTGTTGAATAATGCAACTTGACCGTTGGTATCAGTCATGTCGAGACGCCCCTGGAATTTGACCTTTGCGCCGACTAAACCCACTGCAAAAATTTGCCAAGGAAGACCAGCCAAGCCAAACTTGGTGATATCGTGTGACTTGCGGTCTATGTCCAAGCTCCATTCGTCCATTTCAGCGACCGTTGCAGCAGCTACCAAAACTAACGCGCCTTTTCCGTGTAAGACTGCCATTTAGATTGCCTCCGTTAGGACTCTATACCTATCGGTTAAATGCCATTTCAAAATGTTTGTCGTGTCATCAACGATAATTTGTCCATTGTCAAACAAACATGAAATAGCGCGATATACACCCCCTGCAAGTGTTAATGTTGGCGTAGTCCCTTGCCCATCATCCAATGCATTAAATATCGTATCTCGCATTTTTTCTATCTCTTGCTTCCCCTTATATTCACTCCACCCGTGAAGTGTTGTTAATACATTTTGTCCCTTTTTACCAAACGCATTTATTGTTGTTGTTACCGACTC